TTGAAGGTAGCTTTATCAAGACGTTTCCTGACACTAGCACTATAACTGTCTAATTCTTCATCACCAGTTGGCTCATAAGCAGCCTTATTAACAACAGGCTTATCATCTACAATCTCTAAATCAAAATCAGCTTCTTCTGAAGAGGCTTCTTTTTCTTTAGATTTTTTAGCAATTTGCGTCTTAACGCCAAAGAACTTGTCTTCGGCTGACGTTGGTGCAGCAATAGACTCTGCCTGGTCTACGCTGGTTTCTGTTGATTCGTTCATATCTTTACAATCCCCCGTGGATCTTCGACCACAGCTTCTACGCTATCGTCATTGATCAGTCGGAATTCTTTTCCATGAACTAGAAACCGAGTGCCTGTATAAGAGCGCATCAAAATCCAATCCCCTTTCTTACAAAATGGGCCTGTTGGAAAACGCGAAGAATCTGAATAAACATCTGGCCCCATATCCAAAACAAACCCAACAATGCTCCCCACCTCTTCGGTGTGGATTGTTTGACTTGCTTTAATAATTCCACCATCTGTTTTCTCATCGGGCGCTGGTAAGGCAATTAGTATCTTATAGCCTTTCGGCTTTGGCATCTGACTTGCTTTGCGAGCTTTGGATTCTTCAGTGTCGATCTCCTCGACATTAGTATCCTTCTCGTTTACTGCTGCTAATGACTTAGCCATTAGATTTTTCTCCTGCACTGGAAATGGGTGTCCAGAGTCACCTGCGTCACATTAGATGACGTTATGCTTGCTCAATCTTCTTTTTGAGATCAAGTAATTCTCTTTCCGCCATTGCAAGTCCTTCTATGACCCCGCAACAACGTGTGTATTCTGAAAAATCCTGGCAACTTCCTATGCTGATATGATCGCTCATATCATTAAGCAACTGTCTATATTTCTTCCTTAAAACATCCAGTTCATCCATTGGAATTATTGTTGCCCATCATATCTTTTGCGATTTCTCTGCCTAATTTAGCACCCTCAACCTGCTCTTTACTAGCAATTCTTTTAGTTTCAAGCTGATCCCTGCTATTGTCGGCTGCAATTCTTGCTCCTAACTTAGCGGTTTCTATCCTTTCCTGAGTTGCAAGCTTCTCTTTTTCTAAGCCAGACTTATCCATCGCTTTTTGTAGATCAAGCTGAATCTTAGCCATATCTGACTGGGCTTTAGCCTGAGCCTGCTGCTGTTTAATCTGCAACTCTTGTTGCTGCATCTGAATAATAGGATCTTCAGACTCTTCCATTTGTTTCTGCATCTGAGCTTCACGCTGATCTTTACCCGTCAACTGTGCTGCCGCTGGAGCTACAAGCCTGGAAAGCCTGAGTTCAATGTCCTCTGGCAGCTTCTCATTAGGCCCAGGCAACGGAACACCAAGCTCTTTCTCGATCTTGGCTCTGTAAGCAAAGGCAACGTGCTCTGAAATATGTGAAGCCATTGCTGCCTCTGATGCTTTGGCAGTAGGACTCTGAGACATGATTTCCATAATCTTGGGATCTTGAATCAAAGCCGTATGAGTTTGTATATGCGCCTCATGGTCTTGGAAGATAAATGCCTTAACCGGCTCACCATTAATAATATTCATATTTTCGGTGACAGGATCTGTAATTGGAATTTCATCTTCAAGCGGCACAATCTTATCAGCATCCCTGATTCCCAAAACTTCCAGCATTTGCCGGTGAAGAAGTGGCATGTCATACATTTGAGGTGCTTGCACTGCAAGTTGTAATGCAGCTTGATACTGCATAATCCGCTGTGCCATAGTCCCTGCGTTGGGATCACTGACCGGAATAATGTCTACACGATCATCAAAGTCTTCAGCCACTAATTCCCCATTTTTAATGTCATAAGGGTACTCAGAAGGGCCAAAATCCCTCACAATTCCCGAAAGAATCCGCAGTTCCTTGCGCATAGAAGCATGAAGTCTGGCCTGAACCGCACTCATTACCTTCATCGAGCGTTCAAGAATCGCTAAAGTCGTACCTACAGGGGCTTCGGCGTTCATATCGGCTGCTTTTACATCACCAGCGGAGGCAAAACGCCTACCCTCGGTGACAATATCGCCTAAAAGCTGATAAAGCACATTAGATGGCTCTTTGTAGGGCAGAAATGTGATGTTGTCCCGAATAGCGCCGCCGGGAACGTCTACATCCCTGAATTCACCCGGCATAATCGGCGTATCATCACCTTTTATGCGTAATCCACGGGATTTCAGGCCACCTGGCAGGTTAGACAGCGTTCCTGCATCAACCAACTGCCGTAAAATGCTGGTGGCAGACTTAGCCAGACCACCAATCATGTGAATCAGGCCAAATCCGTAGAATCCGATCCCTGGAAGATACTGATAATGGACAAAATGCTCCCGCTTCATCTTAATCGGGTCGTCTTCATACCAGTTTCTGCGTATTGAGAGTATCTGACGGGAAGATTTGTCGATACTAACGACATAAGGCAAAGCTATTCCAGTAGGCTCACCATTTTCTGTATCTTCAAACCCAACCAAATCCATCTCTGCCTGTACTTCGAGAATAGTGTGACGGTTATCGAACTCATAATTGGCCGAACCGCCTGTTAGCTGGTTATATTTACGCTCTATTTCACCTGTATCCGGGCTAGGATCAGGCAAATCAATATCACTATAGAATCCTGATACCTGTAATTTGCGTACCTCATTGCTGGTACGCTTCATAATATGGGTAGCGCGCTCACAAGTGACCAGATCAGAAGCTCCGTAGCTGACTACAAAGTCTTCAGCAGGCACAAACATTGAGCAAGGCCGACCCATATTCGGGTCGTAATAAACTTTTCTGAAAGCAGAACCGGCTAAAGGCAGAGAAAACAGCATTTTTTCTGTTTCCGACCTGTACTCGGTCATTTTCTCAGTAAGCAAATAATTCAGATAATCTCGTACCCTAGCTGCCTGCTGAGATTTTTCATCTGTGACCTGACCCATAACCGATGTTTTAACAGGGCCAGCAGCAGGAAATATCTCTTGAATAGCCTGAGCCTGAAACCGAATAACTGCCTCAGTTAAAACTGGATGAAAAACTCCACAAGCGCCATCCCAAGGCTCAGTTCTATCTTCATTCTTTAGACCCAAGAGGTCTAATCCATTGATGTAGGTATTTTCCCAATCAGAGCGAGAGTCTCTATCAGCCTCAAAAGCCCCGACTAAATCAGACGCAATCCCTCGTAAATCCTTCTCCTCCATTAGATCCGCTAGGTTTTCATTGTGGTCATCTCCACCACCCATGCCACCATTAGGATCAAAATCAATCAGCACCCCACCATCTGGGGTGTTAACAGAAACAGATTCTGGATTGACAATATCTATCTCAACAGACTCTTCTTGTTGAGGCCATTGCGCAAAGGGATCAAGCCCCATAGGGCGTTCTATAGCCATTTATCCGTTCTTACCAAAATATTGAGGTCGGGCTGCGCCACTACCACGGGCTACTGTTCTTCCGCCCTTTGACATCTTCTTAACCTTGCCGCCTTTGTTGTACTTAACCTTGGCTTTGCCTGGTTTGTCTTCCTTGCTGTCGTAATAACTTGGCATCATTTGCTCCTAGTAATAAGCGGCTCTTCTTTTAATCATTGGCTCGTCTTCTTCATCGGTACTAAGTCTTAAAAAACCACCCTGTCGAAAACGTAACAAAGCCTGTGTGCTGCTATCGACCAGATCATCATGCTCTCCTACAGGAAAAGAGGCAAACTCCTCGATTGTCATTTCCGCAAATCTGGTCTCTGGACACCAGACAACACCCGATGCAAACATATCTGCTACTGCATTTACACGGGCTACTTTATCATTTCCTCTTGACGGGGTGTACTCTGAAACAGGGATACCCATTGCTCGTAGTTCAAACACTAACGGCGCTCCGGCAGCTTTGGCCTCAATGATGCAAGCATCGGGTTGCCAATTATTGTAGAACTCCATTGCTGTTTTCTTCAGTTCTGGGAACTCCATCCGCTTCTTGTAGGCATCAAGCAGGATAATATTGGCTCTTGTCGTGCCATCCTCATCTGGCTGGTAGAAAACACCCCAGGTAGTGCAGGCAGAGAAATCAGCCCTGCTGGTTTTTAGAAACGCCGTATCCCAGGATTGAATCATAAACTCACAGGGCGGAGGCTCATCTCGCTCCCAGCGTCTCCACCATTCCCGCTTTACCAGCGCACCTTCCTCAGAGGTAGGGTTCTGCTGATACTGAGCTTCCCATTTAGGGGAAGGCAGTTCATTTTGAAGGGCCAGTAACTCTTTCTGACTCCAGAACTCAGGCCAGAGTGAGTTACCCGAAGGCATCAGGGCAGGAAACTCGATCAACTCCCAGTCATCCACACCCTCTCTTTGAGCAGCAGATTTAATAATCTTCCCAGTCAAATCACGCTTATGCCATCGGGTCATAACAATGATGATGGCTCCACCTGGCTGTAGTCGTTGCCGTGGGCCAGAGGTATACCATTCATAGGTTTTATCAAACACAGCCGCATCAATGCTCTGCCCATCCTGCTCGGAGTGGGGATCATCAATAATCAGTAAGTCAGCACCTTTACCTGTGACTGCACCGCCTACACCAATAGCGAAGTATTCCCCGCCCTGATTGGTACTCCAGCGTCCAGCCGCTTTGGAATCGGCTCTGAGTGCCAGTTCTGGAAAGATTTCCTTGAAATCATCAGAATCCACCAGATTCCTGACCTTACGCCCGAAACCCACGGACAGTTCTGCGGTATGGGAAGTCTGAATTACCTTCTTTTCGGGGTTCTGGCCTAAAAACCAAGCCGGTAACAGGTAGGAAGCAAACTCTGACTTGGTGTGTCTTGGCGGCATGTTGATGATAAGACGCTTCAAATCACCCTTAATGACACGCTCAAAAGCTTCAGCAATGACCTTATGATGCCTGCCTTCTATAAAAATAGGCCAAACATAATTCACAAACCCCAGAAAGCTGCCTCTGGCAAGTTCCTTTTTCTCGGCCTCTTCCAAATCCTCCAGAAGACTCAACACTTCCCGTTGATCTTCCACAGGGAGATTCTTTACTTGGCTCAGAGCTTTAAGGTCTATTCCTTCCCGCATTTATCTGTCTTCGACCTTCTGTGTGGTCGTTCCTTTGCTAATGAATCGAATCAACCATTGCCTTTTATACATTGACCGAAAGACTGCTTTTGACTCTTTCTCGGAGTAGTCCTGATCTCCCCACTGCTTTCGTTCACTGCGATTGATATTTCGCCAATAGTTATAATTAGCTAAGTAAGAGCCTCTGTCATCATATATGAAACTTTTCATGTTCAATAAAGATTAGATCAAGAGAATAAACTACATAACAAGATCAACAAAATGCACCATCGCGGTTGCCACGACTGAACCAATGACTAACCAGGCTAACTTCTCCCATCTGGCAGAATGAGCATCTGTAGCGACCCTTAGATGTTTAATCTCTACAATCGCCTCGGCCCAGCGTTCCCCACATTCCTTTTCATGGATATCAAGACGCTTGAGGGTCTCTAAGGCAATATCCATCGCTTTTTTATCCACCACTGATTGCTTTTTTATATTCAATGTACAGGTTCTGTTGATCCACTATACACAGGAAGCCTTTCACCTTCCTGATCTTCTTCTAGCACTCCCGTTTCTGCCAAGGCTGCTAATTTAGATTCCAGAAGACTTTCAATCTCTGAAGCCGAGCGTTCTTTGGTTTCGATGGAGATGTCGGTACGCATCATTCCACTAACACGAGCTAGAAGTTCTGCACTGCGTAACTGGCCGGAAGAGGCTTCTACATCACCATCTATCCAGGTTCTTAGCTTATCAAGAACCCGCTGTGTATCACTTAAAGTTAGCAATTCCTGTTTTTTCTGTATTTTTTTCTCGATTTTGGCAATACCTGCACGTTCTGTCTCAATGAGTTCCATCACTGTATCACTCGACATCAGACGACAAGCCTCAACATGCTGGGCATTTCTGGGGAATAACTCTTTGTATCCCGACAGCGTATAAGCATCAGTGGCTGTTACCGGATTGTTATCCTCATCACAGCCATTAGCAATCAGTTTAGCAAACCGCTTTTGCTTTTCAGTCGCCATCTTTGAATGTTCCTATGAAGTAAGCCTAGGCTAAGGATTCTAGCTTTATAAGGCCAGTCTTTACAAGGAGGACTAAGAATAGAAAGAGGCGATGACCCAATGATGTCATTCAGTAGCGAAAAACTCCTGTAGGGATGACTGAGGATAAATCAGTCGGAGTTTGTGCTATCGAGCCACCACCTCAAAAGATCTTAGTGAGTGAGATAAAACACCAAGACCTCTAAATCGCAGGACTATTATAGTCCTATAG